ACCCCAAGCACCATTGTTATAGCCTTCAAACTGATTTAATGTCGAGTTATGCCTAAACATACCAACAGCAGGGCTTCCATCCCTCTGGGCTGTAGTACCAGTAGGTATTGTTAAACTAGACGTATAGTTATGAGTTACTTTCCCTGTAAAAGTAGAACCTGATAATGCTGCATGACCAAAGTTTGCTTCGTTTATTTTTCCTAAAACAACATAAGTTGCAGTATCTCCTGAGACTGCTGTTGCTATTTTTAACTCATTTGTAGAAGTATTTATATGAGGTTGATATTGAGCTATGCTTGCTGCTCCTGATGGATCGCTACTTCCAGAACTTAATGTTCTTAATGCTGTAAATATTTCATTTAATTTTGTACGAACTGCCGCACCCGTTCCATTGGCGGTATTGTAATTATTACCCGTTTCGCTGGTGGTCGAACCTGGTCTAGCCATCTAAAAAACAAATATTGATCTTATTCTAACTTGCTTTACCAAATCCGACAGCCTGATAGGTGAAATTTCTATCAACTGAAGCATTTGAAGAGTTTTTAAAGTGGACACTAAATCCAGTTCTACTAACGCTAGAAACTTCAAAGAAGTCTCCCGAAGCCATATTATATGCAGTAATACCAACAGAAGGTAAACTACTATTCGCACCACCAAGACCAGCCGTACCAGAAAAGAAAGGATGCTGGAACGTGACTGCTTTTGCTGCTGCTCCACTTGCGATAGTCGCAGCACTTTGTTCTGTTCTTCTTTGTAAAGAAGCTGTATATCCTAGTTGGAAAACTCTAATATCCTGTGCTGGATCATCACTTGTTAAATTCACTTTAAATTGAAAACCTCTTCCTTTATATGTTCCGTTAGCAAAGGTTTGAAACCCACTATAAGTAGGAGATCCACTACTAGGATCATCTTGGGTCACACGAACCAACATAGTTGCGTTTACTTTAGTTGCAGTTAATCCTTCAAAATCTCCTCGTAAATCAAAATCTGGTATCGAATCAATTAAATCACTAGGATAAAACGCTTCTGTTAAGAAGTGACGTTTGAGATCAAGACTAAATACATCTCCTAAATCTAAAGTTGTACCTCCTGCTGTTCCACCAAATTCATAAGTACCTAGTGGTGAAATACCTCCTACATCATCAAGAGATGAAACTAAATTAAAATCAGTAATACTATCAAACTGTCCTACACCAGTTAGATTGAGAGAATTTGTTGTAGCGTCAAAAGCAACATTAGTTTTTGTTCCTTGAAACTTAGGTACATCTTGATCTTCTCTCCTTGTCTGAATTATTTTTGCATCAAGGTTATCTGGTAAATCTAGAATTACGCTTGATTCTCCAGCACTAAATCTTCCACCATCATCTTGAAACTTTAAAATGTATTCTCCTTCTAAATAAGGAACTTCTGCTTGTGTTGTATTACCAGCTAATGCTTCGATGAGATCAGTAGCGTTAGAAAAAGATCCCGTTCCATCAACCTTTGAAGAGTGTCTTACATAAACACGACCACCATGAGTGACATCTAAATCAGTTGCTAAATTCCAACGTAATCTTACAAGTTTTTCATTTATTGGTTCTGCCGTTAGTCCTGTTACATCAGCAGGAACAGCAGTTTTACCAACGGCAGTAAAAGTATCACTTGAATCTGTAGCACTAGGTTCTAAAGCAGCATTTAAACTACGAACAGATACTTCATATGCTCCAACCTGTGAGTTGATAATTTCAAAATCAGGACTACTGGTTGTAACTGAAACAATATTATTATCTTTAAATCTATAGTTAACTAAATAGTTTGAAACACCAGTTACAGGCTGCCATCTGACAATTAATTTAGATACAGGCTGGTTATTAATAAGAACTATCACTTCATTAGCTGATAATCCATTAGGGGGAGGCTTAAGAAGATTTAAAGTTGTAATTTTTTGAACTGGAATTGGCTGATTATCTTCAATAAACGCATATTTTTCGTTTACATAAGCTAAAGCCGATATTTTATAATTAATTCCATCAAATTCTTCAACAGACATTACTCTAAATGACTGAGCAGAAACAGTATCGTTTTCAAGTAACCAAACACTATTAGAATTTGGTGTCTGACTTAAAGCACTATCTAAAGTAATTACTTTGCCCGATATTGTAGTTACATTTTTAGTCTCAACTGTTCCATCTGGTAATATTACGCTTAATTTAGGATTGTTTTCATCAGATAAATCAGTTGAGTCTGAATCATCTACAGTTATTTGAGTAGTCGTAGCAGTATTAATTCTTCCTCCTTTTCGTACTCCTGATCTAGCTGGATCGGCAATACTAATAATCGTTCCAGGTCTAACAACTACCCCTGATTCCATTGAAGCAGAGAAATCTACTACTTCTGTTTCTCTTTGCTCTGTAAATAATATTGCTTTTGCAAATCTTCTAGCTTGACCTCTACTTGTGCAACCTAATGCTTTTACTCTTTTAACGTGCAGTCCATATTTAGCTTTATAAGCTGCTTCTGCTTCTACTTCTTCATAATCTAAATCTCTAGTTTCCATATTAAAGTAGGAAACTGCAACTACTGTACTTCTAGTTTTTAAGCTGCTACCTGTATAACTAAACCCTTCGGGGCCAACATTAGCCATAGTAAACAGATAACTAGGATCTTTAGGACTATCTTGAGTAAGAAGTAATGCCCCTTCAGACCAGATAGGCATACATCTCATTATTCCTGATAAAGTTCTTATTACATCAAAGGCTTCTACACTTGTTTGAATATTTATATTGCAAGCAAATCTAGCTTCTTGTCCATTAAATCCATCATCAACAAGCTCATTAGAAAACTTACTTGCAGTTACAAATGAGAATAAATCTAAATTACTATCAATAATATGATTACCTAATCCATATCTAGTGTTAGTAAGTAAATCAAGAAGTATTAAAGCAGGGCAAGTTGTCCATTGGGCAGCACCCATTACTCCGTTAAAAATATATCCAGCAGGATAAACTATTCTTCCTGTTTGTAAATCTACAGTTGGAGTGCCTGATGAGTTAGCTCCTGCACCTGGGATTCTTACTTTTACTCCTCTAACTTTAAACTTTCGAGCAGGAAGCCTTGTAAAAAATTCTGAATCTAAACGCAACCTTGTGTAAGCACAGTCAGGATAAGTACTTGAATCATCTTCTAATTCTGAAAAAGATTGCCAGTTTAAATCTCTTGATATTTTATCGGTGCTATTTGCAGAAGTCTTTGTAACACGAACATCTACAGGATGAGCACCAGTAAGAGCAATTCTGTATTCTCTGTTATAAGCATCTGCTGTTCTTCCTCTTATCGTGTCGGAAATAACTGTAGTAAAACCACCTCCGTTGTATTGAATCTGTATATTGAAACTAACTGAAGAACCTACAATATCTCCGTCATCTTCCATCTGTTGTAAAAGAGGGACAGTAACAGTTACTTTTACAGCATCTAAATCACTATTATTAGTAAGCTGTCTAGTTACAGGAACACCATTTGAAACTTCTAAACCAACATTAAAAACAGAAGAACTTCCCGAAACTTTGGACATTTTAGTTTGAGAACTCGTTCCAAAACGCACATCAAAGTCTACATTTTGATGGTTAAATTCAGCATTTTGTGGATTAGTTGAATCA